TTATGAGGATTTCTTTCTAAAATTTTCATCATTTATGCAATATTCAAAACAATCTCGAATAATGCCGCTTAATCTCAAGATATTTTCAGGGCAATCTATAATAATTTGACTGCCTGAAATTTCCAATCCCGCTCTAGAAATCTCTTTTTGGTTTTCTGGTGTCAGTTCAATAGGAATAGTAATTGAAGGGCGTTGTTTGTTATCAAAATAGCGTAATACCCATCTATTAGATTTTCCCTGATATAAAATACTAAAATAACTTTCAGTGTCTTTAGCAATTAAATCAGACTCTTCACCAAGAATCATTGACACATATTCTAAAACCTGTCTCTCAGTATATGTGGTAATTATTTTGCTGTTTTCAGGATCTATAATCGGCGCAGTCTCATCAATGATTTGAGATTCGACCTCATTAACAGATTCGGTATCAACAGCCTTTTTCGACAATCCTGAAACTACCATGTCACTTACTGCTTTTTCTACCGCTTGCTTGACTATTGGTGTGATAGATTCAATAAAGCGTTGATTTAGCTGTCTTCCAATATTAGCGCGCCCTGCCACATAGCGAACAAATTCACTATCCACTTCTTTTAATGAAGATGAAATGGTTTTAGTAAAGGCTGATAAATAAATACTTTCTTCCGCTAATGTCCGCAATGCTTCCGGCTGAAACTTATCATGACAAAATTGAGATAATTGTGGTATCTTTGATTCGTCTAATGCTTCAAAGTTAACGCGTAGAAATGGAGCATTATCCATAATATTTTTATCTTTTAAATCGGTAAAAAACCGCCATTCACGCCCGTTTGTAATTGCAGCTACAGCAACTTCAGGTGTTGCATTAAAATATCTTGCAAGCTGCGGAGAATGATTAGTTAAATCCTCATTATAAGATTTAGCTTCAATAAACATCACCGGTACGTTATGGCAGAATAAAGCATAATCAACTCGTTCGCCATTTTTTGCACCTGTAAAATCAGCGGCATATTCTGCCTTCACTTTGGTTGGGTCATACGCTGAAAATCCCAAAATATCAAGAAAAGGAAGAATCAAAGCCTGCTTCGTTGTTTCTTCGGTTGTACAATGTTGCCCAACTCTCATAATATGTTGAGAATGCGCTAATATTCTTTCTTTGAAAATTTGATCACTCATTTTTGGATTCCTCTTGGTTTAATAGAAACTCTTATTCTACAAAACCCAAGACATTTCCGTAAGTTTTCCCTCAAATTTATTTCAATTTTGCGATCTGTGTCGCAGATTCCATTATTAAAAAACCTACGTTTTAAACAGGCTTTTGAAAAAAGTTTATCAAATAAATCATCACTTTAAAAACACAACAAAAATGTTGCACATACAACAAATTTGTTGTATTCTATCCTCACTGTATAGCAAAGGAGGTGCCCCGATGAAATACAGTGAGTTCTTGCGATACTTGCTTGAGCAAGGCTGCAAAGTCGAAGCAACCAAGCGCGGAAGTCATCGTAAGGTAACGTTGAATGAGTGCCAAACTGTCTTTCCCTACCATGGTAGTAAAGAAATCGGTACCGGCTTAGTTCACAAAATCAAAAAAGACTTAAACTTAAAATAAGTCTTTCGCCTCTGAAAAGGGGCGTTTTCTCAAACAATTTAAGGAGAAACCATGTTACGCTACCCTGTTGAAATCACTCCGGATGATAACGGTACATTCCTTGTCACTTGCCCCGATATTCCCGAAATGGCAAGTGTAGGTGAAGATATTGAAAGCGCACTACTTGAAGCGGAAGAAGGTTTAGAAACCGCCCTTGAATTTTATTTTGATGATAAACGCCCAATTCCAATGCCAAGCCAGCCAAAAGATGGGCAATATACGGTTCCGCTTTCCTTATTGCGTTCACTAAAAGTCTTCTTACTCAATGAAATGCTCGCACAAGGTGTGCGAAAAGCTGAAATGGCGCGCCGTCTTGATGTTCACATGCCGCAAGTCGATCGCTTATTAGATTTTCGCCACCCATCCAAAATTGATTTTGTTGAAAAAGCCTTTAAAAAATTAGGGCGCGAAATTAATTTATCGGTTCATTAAAAAATGCGGTCGATTTGACCGCACTTTAAGCTGTATAGCGTGTGGTCTGTTGTTGCCCGTAAATGTCTTGGTAATCAATTAAGACTGTCAGTTTGCGTGAATCGGGTTCAAAATCTGCCTGATAATCGGTGATTTTTGACACGCCTTCCGTCTCTAACACATGACGCTTAATTTTGATTTCCCAATCTGCCAGATTGACACCTCGCCCCATTTGTTCAAGCCAAGGCAAGCCATGTTCCAGATCTAGAAACCAGTCATTGGCAAACGACCAAAGGCGGGTTTGTACATTCTGTGCGATAGCTTCAGATTCAGTGGCGTAGTTCGAAAAACCTTGCCCAAACGTCCAATCGTGATTTTTATCCAGCCGTCTTACTCTTGTTGTCATTGTGGTGTTCCTGTTGTTCCGCCGCTGTCGCCTCGGTGAGTGTGTAATTTGCCTGAAATCCCCGCCGCTTTTACGTCGGTATCGCTACTAATTGTGCCCGTCGAATGTAGCTGTCCTTTTTGTTTTGTGTTGCCGTCATGCTCAATATCGCCTTTAATCTTGATTGATCCGTTCACAATACGAATATACGTGCCACCGTCAAGGGTTTGCATGGATAAACCACCGCTGAAAAAACCGTTAATCGCTTTAGGCACCGAGCAAACGCCGGGAATAAACATAGCGTCAGATAAATCATGCAAGCGGAAATCCAACGGCAACGACGCCCCGCCACTATGCCACCAGCCGTCAATACAACGTTCGGAAAAAATAGCAATGCCTTCATCTCCCGCCTGTAACGGGAATGTCACCGTGAATCCCCCACCGCGCGGAAAACTCACCGGTACATCAACCAACGGCGGAATGTCGGCGCTGCTTCCGTCTGCAAGCTGCATTTTGATTTGTACTGCAAGCGTAACAGTCTGTTTTACTGGGTTGAAGTTAACAACTTTAGCCGGCAGGGCGGTATGTAAATTTAGTCTATCCTGTTGGATTTGTTGATCCGTTGCCGTCTCTGGGGTAGCAAGCGATTGTTCATAATTCATTAAATATAACCTTTGATTTATGTTTTGGCTGTGTTATTATTTACATAACTTAAAAGTTATGAGGGTTGTATGTTTAAATTATTATTTCACCCAGAGGCATTTGCTGAAATTGAGGCCTTATCTCCAACAATGAGGGCTAAAGCGTTAAATGCGCTGGATAAATTGGAAGCATTAGGCAGTGAACTTCGTTTTCCACATGCACGTGCAATGGGGAATGGTCTATTTGAGCTGCGCGCCGGCAATAAAGATATTTCCCGTACATTTTTTGCTTTTGCGGCAGGTAAGAAAATTTATATTCTACGTACATTTATTAAAAAGACACAAAAGACCCCACCATCAGAAATTCAATTAGCCTTAAAACGTTTAGGAGAAATGACCGATGAAAATTAAACCTATAAGCTACAAACAAGTAAAAGATACCTTACTTCAAGATGAAGAAACTAAAGTGCTTTATCTGCAAGAAAAACGCATTGAGGAGCTGCAATCACTACTTCAAGAAATGCGTATTCGCGCAGGTCTAACTATTTCTCAAGTTGCAGAAAAAATGGGTGTTACCCAACCAGCAATCAGCAAATTAGAAAAAAATGCCAGCCGCGCTTCATTTCTGACTTTGCAGCGTTATGCCAATGCTTGCGGCGCTGAGTTACGCGTCGGTGTAATCTAATTTAACATCCTACCCTAAAGGACAGAGTTTTACGGCACGGAGCTGATAAATAACCGTATCTTCCCAAAGTGCGGTTATTTTTTCTTGTTCTTTTTAGATTCCACTTTTTTGAACTTGCCGCCAATCACGGTGAGCTTGCTTTGCCAGTCTCCGCCAATACCATCTCCACTATGCGCCAGCTTCACGATTTTGTATTCGCCGTTAAAATACTCTAAGATTGATTCCACCTGGACTAACCCGCCTATTTGCAATGCGGGATTAAGCAAACAAGTTAGTTCAAGTCCATCATCAGCTTGCTCCGGTGCGTTAATCATGCCCGTTTCCTGCGATAACAAAACGGCGTCATCACTCAACACCTTGTATTTCGGCAAAAAAACCAAAGAACCGTCCTGAATAGACCAATCCGCCCCATTGTTACGCGCGATCTTGGTGAGAATATCCCGGCTGTTGCCATTTAATACACGACCTCGCGGCAACTTGCGCTGATTCGGAATGTCTATTGCGCCCGTCTGTACTTTCGGCATGGTTTTCTGCAATTCCTGAACAATTTGCTCATCTGTTGCACCGGCTTTAAGCGTCGTTGTTGCCCGCGATTTCGTATAGGCTTGATGCCCGTCCGCACATTCGAGCGTTAACACGAAATCCAAACCCTGACGTAATACCCGCGTTTTTGTAATATCACCGGAATAAATCTGGCGCAATTCGCCATAACCAACCGATAAAGCCACTTTTTGAAACGCACCGCTTAAAAGTTGATTGAGGTGATCTCGATTTAAATTCCAGACTTGGATTTTTGCCGGGTTTGGCTTTTCGTTGATAGTCTTATCAATTTCAAATGCCACCCGCAGCTGCTCGATACTCAACGTTTCCTGGTCATTACTTATATCAAGTTTCCATTTACGCCCAAACTGTTTCATTATTTTTCACCTATATACAAAAAACAACGAGTACCTAAATCAGCCACCTCTACAGGGTCTAACTCCGCACCGCTTTCATCTTCAAGGAAGAAAAAATAAGGTTGCGTACGGCGGACGAGTAACGGGACACGACAAGCAAGTGCTTGACCCGTGCAAATTTGTTTTTGATTCACCGGCTCAAACACATCCATCGCCCAAAACCGCCCTACGCTGTTAAATCGAAGTGTAAGGCGAATCTTGGTGCCGTTAAATTCAAACGTTTGTTCTTGGTGTGGCGATTGTGTTACGGGAATTTGTTGCATTATCATCTAAACCACCCTAAGAGAAGATATTCAAGAGCGCTGATTTTTTTTTCGGTTCTTTTGCTATCGGCTGTGTATTGCCTTGTTGCGTTTTTGCAGCGGATTGCGAACCTGCCCGACCACTTTTCTTATTGCCTGCCGTCGTAGTCTTCTCGCTTTTCGTTGTTGTGGTGTTCACCACAAAGATTTCTCGCGCGGTGATCGTGAATGTGGCGCTACCATCTTGCGCCTGTGAAACTGCCACAGATTGGATTAGCATATCTTTGTACAAGTGAATGCCGGTCTGAATACGGATGGTTTCGCCCGATTTCTGACAAGCCACCAAATCCGCGTAGCACTTCTGCACCCGACTGTCACCTAATGAGTTACCTAATAAATGCATCACAGAAAAATCAGGTAACCAAGGAGCAAGTTTTCGCGCTTGATCTGTAGCATTAAGGCCTGAACTAGCCGCAATAGTCACAATACGTCCTACTTTTGCAATAGCCTGTGCGGTTTGCGTAACCACTTTGCGGGGCAATGGTAAATTATTTAAGAAGTCTATTCCCCCTCTGATATTACCTATATAACCTGGATTCAAACCAAAAGCACCGTGATCTTGATCGACCATAATACCATTGATTGTCACCTGTTTTGGCTGAATCACTGCATGATCGGCAATTGTAGCTCCTGATTCAATGGGGTTTTCGGTAATGGAGAGATCAGATTGATGATCTTCTATTGTCACCACATCAAACTTAATCGTTCCAATTGATCGGTTAGAGACCTGTGCAAAATTAAACATTGATTACCCCACTATGACCGATTGATTATTGGCGACAACACGAGCGAATTCATCACCCGCTATTTTTGCGTCTTTTTTCGGGTCTCCGGTGCTTTGGATGTTAATCGTGGTCTGATACTTGTTATTGCTGTTTTTTACGCTATTGTCGGCATTTGACATATTGCCTGCCCCGTTTGCAGACGTACGCGACGCTGACGCATACATGCCAGCATTTAGCGCAATATCTGCGACATTCATCACCGGCGCAGTGCTGATATTGCCTAACGGTTTATGATTGGTGGTGATGTTGGCTTCAATGTTGATCGGCTCACCGCCGATTTTGGCAACAATGCTGTTCCAAAGATCGATAGCCCAACCAAAGGCTTCTTTGAATTTGTTGATGATAGTTTGCTTAATATCTTCAAATGTCTTTTTGATATTTTGGATACTAAAGCTATCAACAAACCCATTCCACTTTGATTTCACCCAGTCAATGGCTTCATCCCACTTCTCTTTTATCCAGGCAACAAGCTCATCCCATTTGTCTTCTATCCATTGCAGCCCATCAGCCACAGATTGATAGAAATCACCGAAAGCACTTTCACCGCCTTGAAGCCAAGTAATGAAGTCGTCAATGATTAAAATCAATCCAGAGATCGCCATTATGGCAAGCCCGATCGGATTGGTTGCAAAGGCTACAATCATACGACGACTTAACCAAAGCAACGCCGCGCCAACAGTATAAATGACAGTACGCCAGCCGATGGTATTTGACACAACATTATCAATTGCCCCTGCCAGTTCAAACAAGAATGAAAACACCATTCCGAAGCCGTTCAAGATGGCTTTAATCAAATCATTGTTTTCTGAAAACCATTTTGTAAAGCGCTCAATAATGCGAGAAATCGCCGGCGCAATACGTAACGACAGGTATTCTCCCATTGCTGTAAAAACTTGCGTAAGCTGCGTCATATTGTCTTTAAATGCCGCTGCCGTTTCCGCGTTTTCCGCATTGCCCACCCCAAGCGTTAACTTGTCGGCGAGTTCGATTTGTTCGCGAAGCTCATCATTACCAAGACGTAAAAGCTGAATCATTGAGCCATCAATGCCCAACTTGGCAAGCATGGCAATCTGCTCCTGCTCGCCCATCTTTTTCATCTTATCGGAAATTTCACCAAGCACTTCACTTGACGTTTTCACATCTCCGTTGGCTTTTTTCGCACTTAATCCGTACTGCTCAAAAGACTTGGCACCACGACCAATTCCCGCAGCCGCTTCACCAATTACGCGGGATAAGCCTTCAATAGACGACTGCGCTGCCGATGAAGACGAACCGTTAACTTCGGCAACTTTACCAAGTTTGTAGATCTGGTCTGCCGCTTCGCCCGTTACCGCTGAAAGCTGTTTAATTTCATCCAGGGCATTAAGGTTATTATCGACAAAGTTTTTTACACCAATGGTTGCCGCATAAAACGCCGCACCAAACGCCGCAAATTTCAATGTGGTTTTGCTGATACTGATGCCGAGCAGTTCGAATTTTTGAATCAGCCCATCAGCGCCGTATTTGGTCGCCCATAGGGCAATCATTTTATCGGCTAAATTACCCGCACTTTCCGCATTGTCGTTTTGCGCTTCGGTGTTTTCTTGGGTGCTTTCAGTGTCGTTGTTAGTGGCTTTCTCTTTTTGCTCAATAGCATCTTTGAGTTTTGCGATAACCTTTTCGACATTCTCCGAACTCAACCCAAGGGCGATCAATCCTTGTTCAAGCTCTTGTGCATTGGTGGTGAAATCCTCCACAAAACCAGATAACAGCTCGTCACTTTCAAGGATTTTCTGAACCCATGCGTCAAGTGCTTCATCTTGCGATAAATCCTTGGTCTTCTCCTGTAAATCGTCAAGCGATTTAAAAAACTCGGAGAATTCAGGCATTTCCTTTGCTTGCTCAACAGCTTCTTTTGCAACATCTTCAATTGCTTTTGCAAAATCGCCTAATTGTTCGGCGGCACCATTCGCCCCTTGCTCAAGCGTATTAAGCAATTGTTCAAATTGCTGCATAGCCTGGCTGTCAGCGTCAAAGCCGATTTTGATGAGTAATTCATTGAGTAGCATTGGATTGTTCCATTTGGTTTAGCTCCACGATCACCTCATGAAAAGACAAAAGGTCGGCTAACGAATAGACCGACCTTAATTCATGTAGCGTACAGAAGCGCTTAACAATAGGGGTGAAAATAAACCAATCAACTTGGGAATCGGACTGGCTTACTGTGTTTTCAGGTTGAGATTTGGAAGCATAGAACTCAGCAACCCGCCCCCACCGATAAAAAAATCAGCGAATTGATACACCAATCCTTCTTTCAGCACAGGTAATAAATGCCCGCGATGTTGGTTGAAATGCGCATCAAAACGTTCTGATAAGCGGTATTGCTTTCCGTCCTGCTCGCAGGAGGTGTGTTTCAGTACAATATCTTCCAAGGCTTTAATGCTTGGATCGCCTAAATTGGCAAGAATTGCCGTCAACATATTAGCGCCGACATTGCCTTTTTCCTTGCCGATATTTGATAAGTCAACGTGTTGCACCAATTTCAGCGCATTTTTTAGCGCGGCCCATGACGCCGTCGCATTTGCCGGCGTCATGTTATAGGTGATGTCTTCAAGCGTAAATTGTTTGCTTTGTTCCATTATTGAACACCTTTTTCAAGATTCATCGTCATTTTTTCGAACACAATGGTCCATGTGGTCGCATTATGCCCGTTACCGCGCATATAAGGCGCGGGCGTAGTGAAATAGCCTTTGGTTGCCGTTACCACGTCATCGTTGATTAAATCGCGGATAGCGAGCGTGATCGGTAAATAGGTTCTAATGCTTGTTTTTTGCTGATTAAACAACTTGGATAAATAAGCGTTGTCTTCAGAATGTTGTTTAATTTTAAGCATTAATTTACCGGACTGATCCGGATTCGCGATAAAAACTCCCGTACCATTTGCACCGATGACCATTTGTCCCGCGTCAACCTGATTTGTGGCGTTAATAACATCTGCGCCGTCTGCCCAGTCGCTTATTTCTTTGCCGTCTAATAACACGACAACTTGTTTTGGATCGAAAACTGCCATGGTTTTTCCTTATTAAAAAAATAAAGCCAGGAATAGTCCTGGCTTTTGTATTATCGGTTATAGTTCACAATCACATCACTTGAATGGATTGCACCGGCTAATTTCACCGCGGTTTGAATCGGTGTTGCGCGGCGTTGTTCGCGGTCACTGTGGGAAAGTGTATCCATTGGTGCCGCCCAGACATAGAAGCCTTTTTCAAGATAATCACCGGTGGTTAAATTACCGAAACTATCGCCGGTCCATTGTCCAGGTGCGAATGCGCCGTTGTTAATACCCTCAAGGCAGACCTTTTCAACCGCCGCAATTAAAATCGCCTGCCCCTTATCGGTTAATGGGATTTTAGTTGGCGATTTGTAAAGACGGGCGAACACTTCTTTTTGCACCGCGTCAACAAACCAATCCAAGATCACGATTTCATCAGCAAATTTACCGCCGATAACCGTACCTTCCGCAATCATCGCCACATCATCAAAATACGTGTAAACGTTGATACCAAGGAGCTTAGCTTTGGCAAATTCTGTCGCGGTGATTTCGTCCGCCGTGATGGTCGGTTGCTGCTTAAATTTGAGCGTCAAAGTTGAATTGTTTGCGGCAAAGTTGGTTGATAATAAACGAGCTAGTGCGGAAGATGCCGGGTACATATCATTTTTATCAAACATCGCCAAGGTGTGGTCTAAGCCCGCATCATACAATTTCTTGTAAATGTTATCGGCAGACCATTCGATTTGTTCGGCGCGGATCACGTTTGCCCCAAATAGTTTTGTGTTGGCTTGGGCATATTTCGCCGCCGCTTCCACTTCACTATCGGTTAACTGCGCCGCCACGGTGAAGCCGTACCAAGTGTTATTTACTTCCGCCACGTTAAACAACGCTTCGCCCAAGGTTTCTTTTTTCAGAGAAACGGAATTCTTACCGACTTTACGGCTTGCTTGTCCGTTTTCCAACTTAAGCAATGCGCCGATATATTCGCCGTCTCCACCTTCATCAATGGCGTAATGAATTTCGGTTGTTTTATCTTCGCCGGCTACATTTGCGCTTACAATAAAGCGATTGCCGGTTTCATCATAAGCAATCGACACGGCAACAGAAAGTGCGGTCAATTTTTCCTGAATTTTTGTGGCCACCGCATTAAAATCAGCAAGGCGCGCAAAAGACAACCCATCAACTTTTTTAACGTCACCACCAATAGTTAATGAAAAACGACCATTAACAACCGATTTGAAGCGCTCCAAATCATCTGACAATGTCGCACCGCTCAAAGCGTTTTTCGTTGCATCGATGGTTGATGCTGCTTTTTGCCAACGCGCGATGATTAATTGTTTCGCGCGTGGATTTTGTGCAAAGAACGGTTGCGCCGCTTTTGCTGTTTCTGAATTGGTGCCGAATAACTGTTCGACATCACGTTGATTTTCGACATACACATAACGCGTCTTCTCGTCGGCGAATGCCTGCCCCGCTTCCGGCGTAAACAACGCGACAATGCCGAATGATTTTCGTGCGGCAGATTTCGGCACCGTGTTTAACTGCACGTTGACAATCTGCGAAATAGATAATGCCATAAGGCTATTCTCCTATTTGTTGAGTTAAATGATTTGTTCGTTGCTCTACGCGCTTAATCGGATCAAGCGGCGTATCGACGATATGATGATGACTAAACACTGCGTCAAATTGCCCGCGCTCCTGATAATCCGCGCCGATGGTTGCGGTGAGGTTGCGCACATCGGAAAAACTCACAATGCCAACATTCATCGCTTTTAAGGCTTGCAGTATCACGGAACTTTGCAAGATGACTTTCAGCTTGTAACACTGCGCCATGGCATTTGTGCCGAAGCATGAAAAACTTACCGTGCTTTGCATTGACATGGTGATCCGCTCACGCTTGCCATCGAAATCCCGCCTTGCGATACCCGTTTCGCTGCTCATCAACACATCGACAGTAATAAATGCGCTTAACGGATTTTCAGGCAACCTGATGCCGCGCGCGATAAATTAACGGCGTTCAGCGCGATAAATTAATTTATAACTTGTTACACATACTGAAACTTAATTACAATAAAAAGAGAGGATCTTTAATTGAACCTCTCTTTTTATTGGTAGCGCTACGTAAATTTTACACATTAACACCGATTAATTACTCCCAACTTTTACATAGAATCACTATTCACACGTAAACAAAACCTATCCTTCTCAAAGAAGGTTGGGGTTAATTAGACGTCCATACCTCCCCAGCTTAAACTGATCGCACTCAGTTATTTGTTACCCAATAAAGACTTGCTGTGCCGGCTTGACGGAGTAATCCTGTAGTCATGTTAAACAACACAGGGAACAACAAAATGACAACTATCAACATGAGAAGCGAACGTGAAATAATGCAAGAATTGGCGCTGATTGCGGTAAAAGAGCATGCCAACTTTATTAATGACGGTTCGCAATATACTTTACCAAACGGACGCGGAGAAAATTTTGTGTATAACGCCGAATTTTTAGATATTAGATTTGTTGAAGACGGACGCAAAGATAGCGTAGTAAAATTTATCTCTACCCTTGCCCCATCCACTCTGCCATTTTATTGCTTATTATCCGAATTGAATGAAGAAGAATGATTAATAAGGCTTAGCGAAAAAACTAAACCTTTATTCTATCTAAAATTATACACTAAATTATCTTCATATTGCCCTTGATAGTTGAGGCTTGTCTTAATCGTAATTCTTTGTGCGCTATCAAATGCCTGCCAATTATTGACTTTATCTTCACACATATACTCAATAAACCGCACGAACTCGCTTTTTGTCGATGAGAAGAAGATATACGGTGGTCGTGTAATGTTAATTAAGCGTAAGAAGTCGATAAGATCGAAATAATGCGCTTGCTTATAGCTCTCTTGTTTCGTACACAAATATGGCGGGTCTAAGACGAATACTGCCCTTTCGTCATTGATAAAACGCGGAAGTAATGTATGAAATGATTCATTGGTAATTTCTACTCCATTCAAATAGCCATCAGCGTTTGGATAATCTGATTGTCTAATACAATTCCAAAAATCTTTATGATAAAG